ATACTATAACAGTAGGAGCAGGTGGAACAGGAGTGTATGGAAATGCAGGCCAGCCAGCATCTAGTGGAAGTAATTCTGTATTAAGCGATATTACATCAACAGGTGGCGGTAAGGGAGCCTGTGATCAATCAAACAATGTTTATCCTGGAAGCGGCGGTAGCGGTGGTGGTGCTAGAGGCAATAGCACGGATACCAACACAGGTGGTGCTGGAACAGCAAATCAGGGTTATGCAGGCGGTAGCGGAGGTACTACTCCATGGACTCCCGCTTACCCGGGCGGCGGTGGTGGTGGCGCCGGAGCAATAGGTCAGACAGCACCAAATCAAAATACTGCAGGTGCAGGTGGAATAGGTGTTCAATCGAATATCACAGGTACACCTACTTATAGAGCGGGTGGAGGTGGTGGATCTGTTCAACCTGGCTCAGGCGGCGCCGGTGGAAATGGCGGTGGTGGTCAAGGCGGAAATACTAATCCATCTCAAGCAGGTGTTAGTGGGACAGCAAATACCGGAGGTGGAGGAGGTGCAGGATACTCAGCGACTGGCGGCAATGGTGGTTCAGGGGTAGTAATACTTAGATATTCTTCTAGTTACACAGCGACATTTAGTGCAGGATTGACGGTATCTACAAGTACTGTAGGTAGCAATAAGGTAAGTACAGTAACAGCAGGAACAGGAACAGTAACATTTAGTTGAGATAACATATATGGCAACACTTAAGAACACAACTATAAATGATACAGGATTTTTAGGATTGCCAGTGGGTACTACGGCACAAAGACCTGCCAGCCCGCAAAATGGTTATATGCGATATAATACTACACTAGGTTATATTGAATGGTATGATAGCGCGGGAACTACATGGAGACCAATATATCAATCATCATCAACAAATGTTGTTGTTGACTATCTTGTGGTTGCTGGAGGAGGGTCTGCAGGCACCGCAGGCGGCGGTGGTGGCGGCGGTGTAAGGTCCAGCGTAAGTCCTACTGGCGGGGGTGGTGCAGCAGAATCGTCATTTACTGCTACAATTAATACCAGTTATACCGTAACTGTAGGAGCCGGTGGCGCCGGATTTACAGCCGATGGTGGTACTGGATATGGTGCAGGAAGTAGACAGGGAAATGATGGGTCAAATAGTGTATTTGCAACCGTTACATCAACTGGTGGAGGAGGCGGCGGCGCCTATGAAAGTCAGGCAGGAATAACCAATGGTAGATCAGGTGGTTCCGGTGGCGGGGGTGGTTGGAATTCAAATGCCACTACGAACGGGGGTTCTGGTACATCTGCGCAAGGTTACGCTGGAGGTACAGGTTCAACACAAGCATACACAAGTAGCGGCGGCGGTGGAGCGGGTGGGGTAGGTGGTAGCTCAGACTCAGGTAGTGCCACTAGCGGCGCCGGCGGCCCGGGAGTGCAAAATAGTATTTCAGGGACCGCAACATATTATGGAGCGGGTGGCGGTGGTGGCGCACAAAGTAGAACACCGGGTGCAGGTGGAACTGGCGGTGGTGGTAATGGTAGTTCTAACACTAATTCTAGAAGCAATACTGAAGGGCAAGATGCTACAGGAAAAGGTGGTGGAGGAGGTGGTATGGCCATTAGTGTTGGATATAGTGGATCAGGTGGTCCAGGAATTGTAATATTAAAATACCCATCAACAAATACAGCAACTTTCAGCGCAGGATTAACTGTATCAACCACTACTTCAGGAAATTTCAAAATAAGTAGTGTTACAGCAGGAACAGGAACAGTAACATTTAGTTAAAAGGAATATACATATGGCACATTATGCTTTTTTAGATGGAAATTATATAGTCACAGAAGTCATAGTTGGTAAAGATGAAAACAACTTTGACTGGGAAAGACATTACGGTGATTTGCGTGGGCAATTATGTAAGCGCACTAGTTATAACACTATAGGTGGAGTACACAAAGAAGGTGGTACGCCCTATAGAAAAAACTATGCGGGAATAGGGTATACATATGACCCTGTGCGTGACGCATTCATACCTCCTAAACCATACAATTCTTGGGTACTCAACGAGCAAACATGCTTGTGGGAAAGCACAGTACCTTACCCGTCAGACGGTAAATATTATGCTTGGAATGAAGATACTTTGAGTTGGGCAGAAGCAGTTTTTAACTAAATACTAGATTCGGAATATGCTTCAAAATATCAATAATGATAAATACATAGAACATATGGCAAGAGAGTGTCTACCATATAGTAGGAGAGATCAAACATGCTAATTTTAAAACAGAACGCAGCGAATTCAGTACCAACTCCCCCAGCCGGTAAGGGTACGATTTTCTTGGACGACAGCGACGTATTAAGCGTTAAGACCAGTGACGGAAATGTTGAAAATTTCCCAACAGTGGGCGCAAGCAATGCTCAAGTTGTCTTCATGAATGGAACTTCACTATCAGGTGAAGCAGCATTTACTTACGACTTTAATAATAATGTTTTAACTGTTTCAGGGAACGTTGCTGCGACTAGAGTTTTAACTGACAACCTACTATATGCAAATGGTACGGCTTGGGATCTACAGCAGCCAGGTGGTAGTAATACTCAAGTACAATTTAACGATGCTGACAGTTTTGGCGGCAGCGCAAATTATACTTTTAATAAAACTACAAACAACTTAACTGTAACTGGTAATATTATTGATTCTGGTGGTGCATTTTATGGTAGTGGCGCAGGCTTAACAAGCATACCAGGTGCTAACGTTAGTGGCGCAGTACCCACTGCAACAGCCGCAACTACAGCAGGTACAGTAACAACAGCAGCACAACCAAATATCACTAGTGTTGGCACATTGACTGGCTTAACAGTAAGTTCAACTATCACTGGTTCAGTTAGCGGTAGTGCAGGCACAGCCGGCACAGTAACAACTGCTGCTCAACCTAACATTACTTCAGTAGGCACATTGACATCATTAAGTGTAACAGGCAATGCTAACGTCGGCAACATCGGTGCAACACAAGGTGTGTTCACAAATGTAAGCGGCAATGGTTCATCATTATCATCATTGACTGGTGCTAATGTTACAGGTGCAGTCGCATTCGCAACAACAGCCAATGCAGTAGCCGGTGCTAATGTATCAGGTGAAGTAGGTTTCGCAGCAGTTGCTAATAGCGTAGCAGGTGCTAATGTATCAGGTCAAGTAGGTAACGCACTAATAGCAGGTACAGTATATACTGCTGCTCAACCAAATATAACAAGCGTTGGTACATTGACATCATTAGCAGTTACAGGTAATGCTAGTGCAGGTAATGTTAATGCAGGTAATTTGTTGACTGCCAACTTTGTATCTGGCACATTAACAACAGCAGCACAACCAAACGTCACTTCAGTAGGTACATTAAGTTCACTATCAGTAACAGGTAATGTTGCTGCTGGTAACTTAACAACTACTGGTGTATTGAGTGTGACTGGTACAGGTGTCAGCAGTATCGCTGGCAACCTAGATATGACTAGCAACACTATTATCAATCTTGCTACACCAACAAATGCAAGTGATGCAGCAACTAAACAGTATGTTGATGATGTTGCACAAGGTCTAAACGTACATGACGCAGCAGCAGCCGCAACAACTGGCACACTTGCTACTGCAACAGGTGGCACAATTACATATAATAATGGTACAAGTGGTGTTGGTGCAACATTAACAACAACAGGCACTTACACAACTATTGACGGCGTAAATATCGCAACAGTTGGTACTCGCGTACTTGTTAAGAATGAAGCAAACGCTGCTCATAATGGTATCTATACTTACACAAGTAGCACAGTATTAACACGTGCCACTGACTATGATAGCGTTCCAGAAGTTGAAGCAGGTGACTTTATATTCGTCACTGGTGGTACAGTATATGATAACACTGGTTGGGTACAAACAAGCACAGTAGCAACTATTGGTACTGATGCAATTGACTTCACACAGTTCTCTGGTGCTGGTACATATAATGCTGGTACAGGCTTAACATTAACTGGTACAACATTTAGTGTTAATGCTTCACAAACACAAGTCACAGCATTAGGCACAGTAACAAGTGGTACTTGGAATAGCCTAGTAGGCTCAAGCGCAACATTCGCAGCAGGCTTGAGTGGCGCAAACTTAGCAAGCATCACTGGCGCTAATGTTACTGGAACAGTTTCAGCAGCAACAGTTGCAGGTACAGTAACAACAGCAGCACAGCCAAATATCACAAGTGTTGGGACATTAACATCATTATCAGTTACAGGTAATATAAGTGCAGGAAACGTGAGCGCGACTACATTTAGTGGTGCACATAGTGGAAACGGTGCTGCCTTAACTGATCTTAACGCAAGCAACATTTCAAGTGGTACACTCGCGCAAGCAAGACTTGCTAATAGTTCATTGACAGTCAATGGTACAGCAATATCACTTGGCGGGTCAGCGACTATTACTGCTAATACTACACAAACATTGACATTTGGATCATATTTGACTGGTACAAGTTTCAATGGTGGAACAGCAAATACTATAGCAGTTGACGCAACTTCAGCAAATACTGCAAGCAAGGTCGTTGCTAGAGATGCTAGCGGTAACTTCAGCGCAGGCACAATTACTGCAACACTAAGCGGTGCAGCAACTACAGCAGGTACTGTAACAACTGCGGCGCAACCTAACATCACAAGTTTAGGTACATTGACTGGTTTAGGTGTTAACGGCACGATCACTGCTGTAAACATTACAGCAAATACAGGTGTATTTACAGGTAATGCGAATGGTATTAGCAGCGTACAAGCAGCAAATATTGTTGGTACTACATTAAGTTCGACAGTTGTTACATCAAGTTTAACTACAGTTGGTACAATAACCGGCGGTGTATGGAACAACAATATTGGCTCAAGTGCAACATTTGCAGCAGGGCTAAGTGGCGCAAATTTAGCATCACTAAACGCAAGCAATCTATCAAGTGGTACAGTACCAAGCGCAAGATTATCAGGGGCATATTCAATTAGCGTAGATAGTGCGACTACTGCAGGTACGGTAACAACGGCAGCACAACCTAACATCACAAGTGTTGGTACACTCACTAGTGCAACTGTTTCAGGTAATATTACTGCTCAAAACAGTATAAACATTACAAACTATTTGGTACAATCAGTAGCAACTGGTATAAGTGCTGCAGGTTCAACACAGGGTACTGCTACAGCGTTAGCCAAAGATATTAACGTTGTTTCTACAGTATCAGCAGGACAAGGTGTTGTATTACCTACAGCAGTAGCAGGAATGCGCATATCAGTGTTTAATACATCTGCAACAGCATTAAGTGTGTACCCAGCAACCGGTGGCGCAATCAACTCACTCGCTGCTAACGCAGCATTCTCTCATGCTGCTGGTGCAAGACTTGATTTCGTTGCAACTTCAACCACTCAGTGGTATACATTGAACGCAACATACGCTTGATGATAAAACGAGTCACGGTGTACTTTAAGATAAGTACATCGTGACAAACATATTCATCCTCGATTATGCAGCAAGGCTAAGAGCCTGGTCAGACCTCAGATCCAAACTACAAAATTCTTCAATACAATCAAAATGCATTGAAGTCGATAAATTTTGGCAAGCAGTGCCGACTCAAACTTATTACCTGCATACTGATTATATAAAAGACTGGCCTACTCCTTGGGAGTTGATATCTGATAACGTCTACTGCAATTATGCAAGAGCATTGGGTATGATTTATACCCTTTTACTTACGGATACCAAAAATCTTGAACTTGTCGAAGCAAAAGACGATAATAGTAATGAAGTTGTATTAGTCCTAGTGGATGACGCAAAATATGTGCTGAATTACTGGCCGAATACGGTAGTAAATAATCTCATCACAGATTTTCAGATAATTAGAACACTTGACATCAGTCCACTGTACTATAAAATAGGTTAAAAATGAAATTAAATGTTATTAAACGTTCAGGCGCAGTAGAACCTTTAGCCGTTGAAAAATGGCAAGCACAAGTTGCAAAAATTTGTAAAGGCATCGCTGATGTAAGTCAGTCGATGATTGAGATCAAGGCACAACCGCACTTCTATGATGGCATCACTACAAGAGTAATCGATGAGATTACATTACGTGCCATTGTTGATTTGATCGATATCGAACACAATCCAGATGTTGGTCACACAAACTATCAATATGTAGCAGGCAAACAACGATTAAGCATGTTGCGTAAAGATGTCTATGGTAGTTATCAACCACCTCATCTTTATCAAATCGTTAAGAAGAATGTTGAAAGCGGACTTTATACCAGTGAGTTACTTGAGTGGTATAGTGAAGACGACTGGAATAAAATGGAAGAGATGATCGACCATGAGAAAGATGAACAGTACAGTTATGCCGCTATTGAACAATTGATTGAGAAGTATCTTGTTCGCAATCGTGCTACTAAGGAGATTTATGAAACCCCACAAGTTCGTTACATGGTTGCAGCAGCAACAGTCTTTCATAAAGAAGAACCTAACAATGCTAGGATGCGCTACATCAAAGATTACTATCAGGCTGCTAGCGACGGCTTATTCACTCTCGCTACTCCTGTTCTTGCTGGCCTTGGGACTCCCACTAAGCAGTTCAGTAGTTGTGTTCTCATTCGCAGTGATGATGATCTTGACTCCATTTTTGCTAGTGGCGAAATGATGGCCAAGTATGCCAGCAAACGCGCCGGCATTGGTCTTGAAGTAGGTCGCTTGCGACCATTAGGCGCACCGATTCGCGGTGGTGAAGTCATGCACACCGGCATGATACCCTTCTTAAAGAAGTGGTTCGGTGATTTGCGCAGTTGCAGTCAAGGAGGCATACGCAATGCAAGTGCTACAGTTTTTTATCCTATTTGGCATTACCAGTTTGATGATCTTATCGTACTTAAGAACAACCAGGGAACAGAAGAAACCCGAGTCCGTCATATGGATTATGGGGTTGTGCTTAGTAGTTTCTTCTGGAAACGATTCAAGAACCGAGAAAATATAACATTTTTTGACCCCAACGAAGTTCCAGACTTATACGAAGCGTTCTATACAAATTGCGCGAAGTTCGAAGAACTTTATGTAAAATATGAAAAACGCCGCGATTTACGCAAAAAAAGCATGAATGCTGAAGATGTGTTCAAGGGTGGAATATTAAAGGAAAGAACTGACACAGGCCGTATATATTTGGTGTTTATCGATAATGTGATGAATCAGGGCCCATTCGACCCAGAATATCATACGATCTATCAGAGCAATCTATGTTGTGAGATATTACTACCCACGAAACCATTCAAAAGACTAGATGACGATCAGGGTAGAATTGCATTATGCACACTAGGCAGCATTAATTGGGGAGCATTTAGAAACCCAGAAGATATGCGTAGAGCATGTCGCGTCTTACAGCGTAGTCTCTGTAATATACTTGACTACCAAGATTTCTTGTCGATACAGAGCAAATTGAGTAACGATGAGATACAGCCACTGGGTATTGGTGTGACTAATCTTGCATACTGGCACGCCAAGCGTGGATTAAAATATGGTGAGAAAGATAGTTTACAAGAAGTAAAGAGTTGGATGGAACATCAAGCCTTTTATCTAACAGAAGCAACAGTTGAACTTGCTAAAGAGCGCGGCAAATGCGTTGATAGTGATAAGACAAGATATGGTCAAGGTAAGTTTCCTTGGGAATTTAGAGCCAAGGGCGTGAATCAACTTGCTAACTTCAAGCCTGAACTTGACTGGGAACCACTCAGAAATGAGATGAAACAACATGGTGTAAGAAATGCCACATTGATGGCAATCGCCCCTGTAGAAAGTTCAAGTGTAGTAATCAACAGCACGAACGGCATTGAGTTGCCTATGTCATTGATTAGTGTTAAAGAAAGCAAGGCAGGTAGTTTTACTCAGGTTGTGCCCGAATATCAAAAATTAAAAAATAAATATGAGTTGATGTGGGAACAGAAAGACTGCTTAGGTTATATCAAGACCGCAGCAGTATTGGCAGCATATGTAGATCAAAGTATTAGTACTAATACATTCTACAATCCTGCTCATTTCTCAGATCGCAAAGTGCCAACTACATTGATCGCAAAGAATTTGATGTTAGCGCATCAGTTTGGTTTAAAGACATTCTATTATAGTTTGATCAATAAAGCAGGTGCTAAGGCAGTAGAAGAAAAACAAGTAGTACAAGAACAACCCGGCGCAGTTGAAATGGAAGACGACTGTGAATCGTGTAAACTTTAGAAAGGATATGTGATGGCTTACAGCACACAGGTTATAGATCATTATGAGAATCCAAGAAATGTAGGTAGTTTTGCAAAAGATGATGATAGAGTAGGAACAGGCATGGTGGGTGCGCCCGCATGCGGAGATGTGATGAAACTACAGATTAAGGTAAACGAAGAAGGTATCATAGAGGACGCAAAATTTAAAACATATGGATGTGGATCTGCAATCGCTAGCAGTTCATTAGTAACGGAATGGGTTAAGGGTAAGACATTAGAACAAGCAGGACAGATTAAGAATACCCATATTGCTGAAGAACTAGCATTGCCTCCTGTTAAAATACATTGTAGTATATTAGCAGAAGATGCAATCAAAGCGGCGATAAACGATTTCAATGTAAAGAATACATGCTGTCAAAAATAATCAGGTAACAATATGAGCAAACAACAATACGATCTTAAAACAAAAACAAATTATTTGACAAGAAAGATGTTTCTTGACCCAGAAGGTCCTGTGACTATCCAACGATTTGAAGAAGTCAAGTATAATAAACTACAAAAGATCGAACAGACTGCTAGAGGTTTTTATTGGGTGCCCGAAGAAATCAGCCTAACAAAAGATGCTAACGATTTCAAAGATGCCAGCGATGCAGTCAAGCATATTTTTACTAGCAATCTATTGCGCCAGACTGCATTAGACAGTTTGCAAGGTCGCGGCCCTGCTCAAGTGTTCACACCAGTCGTTAGCCTGCCTGAATTAGAGGCATTGATGTATAACTGGAGTTTCTTTGAGACTAACATACATAGCCGTAGTTACAGTCACATCATACGCAATATCTATAATGTGCCTAAAGAAGTATTCAATACTATTCATGACACACAAGAAATCATAGACATGGCAAGTAGCGTAGGCGAATACTACGATAAGTTGCATGAGATCAATTGTGGCAAAGAATTAGGCATGGAAGAAACTCTTGAAATAACTGAAGATGAACATATCGATGCTATTTGGTTAGCACTAAATGCTAGTTATGCGCTTGAGGCATTTCGTTTCATGGTAAGTTTTGCAACTAGCCTTGCTATGGTCGAAAATAAAATCTTTATCGGTAACGGCAATATTATCAGCCTAATCTTACAAGATGAGTTGCTGCATAAAGAGTGGACTGCTTGGATGATCAATCAAGTAGTCAAAGAAGATAGTCGTTTCGCAAAGGCCAAAGATCGTTGTGAGCAAGAAGTTTATCAACTATATATGGATGTGATTCGTGAAGAAAAAGAATGGGCAGACTACCTATTCAAGAAAGGTAGCGTGATCGGCTTGAACGCAAACATACTCAAGGACTTTGTTGACTATACAGCCAATGTGGCCTTGAAAGAGATTGGAATCAAGTATCTCGCATCAGCGCCCAAAACAACACCCATACCGTGGTTCAACAAGCACAGCGAGACTAGCAAGAAGCAAACGGCATTGCAGGAAAATGAGAGCACCAATTATGTTATCGGTGTCATGAGCGATCAATTAAATTACGAAGACCTGCCCTCGCTATAATTACAATTAACAAGGAGAATAATATGAAGGCTATCATTTGGAGCAAGCCGGGCTGTCCTTACTGCGTACAGGCCGAGAAGTTGCTAGAGACTAAGGGTTACGATATTGAAGAGCGCAAGATCGGTTTCGGGTGGAATCGTGAGCAGTTATTTGAAGCAGTACCCAATGTGAAAACTGTACCGCAAATCTTTCTAGACGGTGAATATGTGGGCGGTTATGATGATTTAGTAAAATATTTTAAAGAGAAACAAGTATGAATATAGAAGCAGGACAGACTTATAGTTTTAAACTCAACAGCGGCGAAGAAGTCGTTGCTAAGTTAGTTAAGATTGAAGATGGGTTTTATTTGATCAGCGATCCCGTTAGCATAGGACCCAATCCAAACGGCGGTCTAGGACTAGTACCTAGTATGTTCACCGTAAATATGCATAGTAACGTCAGACTAAATACTAATAGTGTTGCGTTGATAGCAGATACCGATGATACAGTTAAGACAAAGTATATCGAAGCAACTACAGGAATCAAGGTTCCTGATAAGAAAGTCATATTAGGATGATTAAATGCCAAAATTAAGTCGTAAGGGTGATCAGAATACTACAGGTGGAAAGATAGTTCGCGGTGCAAGTACCGTGTTTGCCAACGGTATAGCAGTGGGTCTACACACTAGCAAAATCACCCCTCACGATCCTAAAAAAAATAAAAAGCCGCATTGCGATGCAAGCACTACAGAAGGCAGTCCCACGGTATTTGCTGAAGGAGATCCTGTACTTAGAGTAGGTAGCGGTAATACTTGCGGTCACAAAATAGTTGAAGGAAGCGACAACGTTTTTTGTCCGTAACATATGGCAAACACAGGTAAGCAAAGCCCATTAGGCGTCAATGTATTAGGTTCATTATTACAGAACATAGGCTTCTATATTAATCCTACAGCCCAAAGTTATATGGGCATCAATAAATCCACTCAGGGTAGTTATAGTCCTGGCAAGATAGTTAACGACACCTGCTTAAAATGGCTAACATACGCTATCAATGATGCATACACAAGGGGTTATGCAAGCGGCACAGATATAACAGTAACCAAAGATACTTACAATGATCTAGTTACTATAGGTCAAAGCCGCATACCTGCTTTAGGTAATAGTCCGCCGCCCACATGGGAAACAAGCGATCCGGGCGGAGTGTGGGTAAATCAGCACCCAGATTTCTATACAAATAATCAAGCAGGAAGTCCTGCAAACTCAGGATATGGATTTCATAGTTGGACTGCAAGTTATCAATCTTACCAAGAAAATGAAACACTGAACAGAGAACAAGCTTACAAAAATGAAGGTCAACTTGCAAGTTGGTATCCTTTCTTGGCTACAGCAAGCGGTGATGATGTACCTAATGTAGGAATTACTCAGTGGGGTTGGATTCGTTGCATGGCATTGCAAGCATGGAACGAGTTTAACTGGAACGGCGAGACAATAGATCAAGCAGATAATACGCCAGCTGGAAGCCCTGCATATCAATTCTTTGTAGATACATTTTCATCTTGCGATAGTTTTAAAAATTATAGTAATGAAGCAATATTTGCTATTAATGACAGCCAAGATTTTCTAAGGGGAACATTTAGTAATCAGGATGACTTAATCAGTGCTGATCTTGCAGGTGTTAGTTTGTCTAGCAGAGCGTTCGGTCAAGACTTGATCAATCTAGGAAATGGTATTGATTTTAATTACATAAAGACATTTGGACTACCGTCAAGCCTATTACAGATACTTAAAAAATATAATGCGTTGACACAGCCTGTGATACTAGCACTATTAGCGTCAGGGTTGTCACAAAATGAGATAGAGGCTATAAGTGTAGGTAACATTACACCTACAAAAGAACAAGAGCAAAAAATTTACGGCGCGTTCTTAGTAGTAGTTAGTACAGACTTACAAGAAATTCAAGTAATATTAAATTGTAAGACTAAGGGTTTATCATCACTCGCAGATTTGTTAAGTGTCAAAAAAATGTTCCCATTAAGTTACACGACACTGACAGTTCCTATATACAATACTGCTCCTGGTCCTACTAATAGTAAGACATACTATCTGTTATTCATTAAGCAAGAACTAAACCCACAATTAGTATTGCCAAGAATTAAAGAAATCGTTCAGGTCATAGTGCCGCCTTTGCCGCCTCCGGTTGTCGTAGAGCCTCCTCCAGCGCCGCCCCCACCCGAGCCACCGAAAATTCCAGAACCAGAAGTTATCATCATACCGCAACCACCGTCAATACCTGCAGAAGATCCTATTCCTTTACCGTTCGTTACTGGAAGAGATCCTGCGCCGGGAGGCATTAGAGGCAGCGGATGTCCTGCTCCTTGGATGCGTATATTATTGTCAGATGGAACTTATATTCCAGCCGGACAATTACAAAAAGGTATGTATGTCAAAACAAAACACGAACATACACTGGAAGAAGGCAACTACAGAGTTAGTTCTGTGACAATAGAATTACAGCCAAGAGTAGAAATTATATTTGATCATGTCAACTTTGTTTGCAGCACTACGCATAAATTTTATCATAACAATGATTGGTTAGAAGCACAAGATGTAAAATATGGCGATGTCATTTCTGGTAAACAAGTAAAAGAAGTGAAAGCACTACCAGTAGATGAAGTAGTGCGTATAACAGTAGAAGATGCCCATACTTATATTTGCGAAGAATTGTTCTCACACAACAAATACACTACTGGCGGTGGCGGCGGCTGCGTAGCACTAGAATCATTCGTACCATTAGTTGAAATAGAGCAAAAGCATAACGGTAGAGAGATTACTAAGGCATGGATGCTCGAAGCGGGCATGAAGATCAGTCTAGGAACTGACGACCTACAAATCGTAAACGGTAAAGTTGTCAAGACACTTAATGATTATCAGCCTTGCGTGAGAATTAGCACAGCAGACGGCATCACATTAGTATGTTCAACTACTGCGCCTATACTTACTAAAGACAGTGGATTCATTCCTGCTACAGAAGTATATGGCAAGCGTGTAGCAGTCATGCGCAATGGTCGTACATGGTACGATGAGGTTGTGCAGTTAGAAGATGTTGGTATGAAGTTTGTGCGCGTCATAGATGCAGGTAACAATAGTTTCTGGGCAGGCGAAAGACCCGGAGCATTCATACTACACCACAATGTTCCTATCAATGAACAAAACGAGATGGAAAAGAAATAATCATGGCAGACGAATTAAATTTCCAGATACCGCAGACAGGTTTTGATAGTTATCTTTATGGCATCATACCCGATGATCAGGCTGTATTAGCAGGCGCATTCAGCGTAAGTATGCAGCAAGTACGCAATATAGATAAAGTTGATGCCACGCAATTCGCAAAGGTTGCATACAGTATGGAAAGTACCGTAGGCTTGCCATTAGCGGGCGGAACAGACATCCCTACTGATACACCATTATCTACTGCTGCTAAAATAAAAACTGCACTTGGTAGTGGGGTATACGGAACATTTACTACAAGTAATTTCTTTGGTGCTATGAGTGGTTTGCCCTATCCATGGCAAAATTTGTATGAAAAGATTTTAGAACTACAGACAAATAAATTAAAAAATATATATCAGGAATTATATCTTGCTGTAAAATGGGAACAAGCAAGCCCTAGCGTCAGTGTTGGTAAGTCTACATATGCTGTACAAAACGGTGATACAGGCGCTCCTGATTATTTGCCGCTGTATGATTATTATTATACTATCACTAGTGCATCGTGGTCAGGTACTGCTGGGGGAGGTTATGGTAGAGGAACTGCTCCTGCCCCTACAGGTATAATAAGTGGTGGATCGGGTGCTACTGTAACCACTACAATTGAAACTAACCCAGATAATGTACCCGGTAATTATGGGCAGGTAATAACTGTTACTTTAAGTTCGGCAGGCTCTCCTGTTTTATATAGTTCAGGAAATTTAAGCCCTGATCCATCAACACCGCCTGCTACACCTGTAGAATTGCAGGCACCACCTACTGCAACATTAGCAGTACAAGGTGATGGTAGTAAAGCAACCGGAGGAACAAATACCCCATATGGCACAGTAGGTTGGCCTTTACCTATGAATGATGTAGTAGGGTCTATGGCTATAGGTAGCGAGAAAGGTTATATCAAGCAGGCAAATGATGAAATTCAAGCCATAACCGTCAGTTCAGCACAAAATTTTAACTCAAGCAATGTACTAAACACTTTATGGAATATAACAGGAATAGCACTAAAGCATGAGCAAAGGGCAAGATATATTGCTATAGCACCGGTACCGGTACCATGGGACAATAGAGTAGCGAGTTATCCAGTTTCTTTGTATGTAATGGTAGATGGTATTCCAGAGTTTGCAAAACAGACAGAACCACACATGGCGGCGCAGACATTAGAACACATTAGTGATTTGTTGACTACAGGTGGACAAAGCACAGTGGCTATGATGCGTCAGGAAAGAAACCAAGATAGATTACAAGAAGTGGGTATTGAGTTAGATAATAATTTAGGAGATAAATTAAGTATTGATCTAACTAGAAGGTTAATGGAAAATGGAGTATTGCCGGGCGCTGTAGAGGGCATAGAAAGTCCTAACGGCAACATATATACATTACCTGCGTGGCCCGAAGATACATCACCTGTTGCGTACTGGGATTGCGCAGAACAAACAATTAGATTAGCAACAGACTTAACTGAGGGCGGCATTGAATCTATTTTAGACGGTAATGAATGTCCGATTGTAAATCCAGAAGTACCTGAGGGCGAGGGTCCTATTCCGGAACCGCCCATTAACATTTTTGTAGTAGGCGGACCAGAAGGTGTTCCGAATCCATTGCCCCCACAAATCAACACAGACTATACAGGAACTACATTAAAACCAAGCACTTACGATGTAAATGACGCTATCGATAAGGTCATTGAGTGCAACTGTGATTGTTGGGTGAATTGATACCCAAAATACTAGTATTATAAGTATCAAGTAGTTACAATAACTACTTAATATATCTTATCTAAAGGTATTGGGCAACCAACCGTAGGAGAAAGAAAGATGGAGAAATCGTTAAAAAGTCTTAATCTGTTGATAGGGCTATTGTTTGTGACAATGTTGACTTTTATGGTGAGCACCAATAAAATCAATTTAATCAAAGCAAACAAAGTTGCTAATACAGAAAGCGCAGAGTTTGTTGAGAAAAATCTCAACTGCTTGGCATTGAATGTTTATAAAGAAGCAGGTCACGAGCCTTTCGAGGGAAAGGTTGCTGTGGCACAGGTAACAATCAATCGCACACGCGACCCTAATTTTCCTGATACTATTTGTGAAGTAGTTTACCAGAAAAATTCATTCATGGGTAAAATAGTTTGCCAATTTAGTTGGTACTGTGATAGTGTACATAGATTACGCCCGGTAGACAAGAAGGCTTATGATGAAAGTTACAAAGTAGCTAAGATGGTATATCTTGAGGACTTCAAGTTAGAAAGTATTAAAAATGCTCTTTACTATCATGCTGATTATGTAAATCCTAACTGGGGTAAAAAGAAGATAACTAAAATTGGAGCGCACATTTTCTATGAGTAATATGATTCAACCTAAAATCGAAAGCAATATCATGGACAAAATTTTTGACAATATCAAGCGTTTCTTTAGACGCATGTGGTTAGAGTTTAAAGCCAGCATTCGCAAAGTCACAATCGATGGCATCGGTTGGACAGCGTTGTTGACGCTACATGCTGTTACTATCCCTACATTAATCGGACTCATGACCGGATTGAGTGACAAGACACCGCCAATCGATATGGTCTTGATTCTTTGGGTAGGCATGGCATTGTTCTACTTTAAGGCTATTCTAGAAAAGAATATCGTCAGCATCATTATTATTGGTCTTGGATTTATCGCACAAAGTGTTTTGATGGCTCTTGTTTTCTTTAAATAAGAGTGTGAGCGAAAAGAAAAAACCTAACAGCGCAAAAGGAAAAGAGAGTTTCGACATAACAGTTGGAAACTCTCTTGTTTCCTTTTTCAATCGTAATGCGACCAATTATCCTACAGAAGTAGGAGCACCTAAATTTGACCTAGTTCCGGTCACTAAACAAAAAGACATCATGGTCAACGTGGCTAGACTTCATGCTAGCCAAGAATATGATCGCATCATGGAATTAGTCAACGTGTTGCAGAAGCAAGCACAGCAGATACAACAT